CGCGCGAGTCCGACCTTTTTGCCGAAAAGAAGCATAAGGCATGGCACGAGGGAAATGCTATTGAAGCGCGTTGCGACTTCGCCCCGAACAAGGTGCGCATCTCTTATCGCCATCCATCTTTCGGCATAATATCGCTCTGGAAGAAGTCGCTCTATGGTCGCACTCTCACGGAGATTAAGGCTGATGACTCGATGATTGAGCGGTTCGCCTCAGGCGTCGCCAATCTAATCGGTCAAGTGCTCGGACACTCGCTCGCCTCAGGCGACTGGTGCATTGTCACGTCACCGAAACGACGCCACAAAACTCACAATTTTGCTTCTCTTATCGCAGCGCAAATCGGCGAGTTACTGCACATCCCGTTCTACGAGGATGTGGCGCAGTGCCACTCCAAGCATCGTGTCGGGGCGGTGTTTTCCTTTGGCGCACAACCACCTACGGAAAGTAACATCATCGTTTTCGATGATTTTGTTACCACCGGTGCAACAATGATTTCAATGAAAAATCTTCTCGAACCTCTCGGCAAAAACCTCGTGTTCTTCACCGGGATCAACAACAAACTATAATGGACCACAAATTCACTGAACTTATAGGCAAATGGCTGGAGACAGCCGCCGATGAGCGCGACTACAGCGTCGGCGCTCTCTATCTCCTGAAACTGAGTGGCAATGCCATCATGTACCGCAACATTATTGCGGCTCTCGATAAACGCAAGGACTTTATCGAGTATCAGCTTCAGAAGCATTACAACTTCCGTGTGCAGGAGTTAACCCATGCTCAGGTCGTTGAGATGGAAACCCAAGTCGAGGAAATTGTGGCTGAACACATTCCTCTCGCAGCTAAAGCCGACGAAGAACCACAAAAGGGTAAGCGTTCAGACCACGACCAACTTCCGGAGGATATTCAGGCGAAGTACGTTGAGAACCTATCGCTTCTGCAACGTATGCGCGAGCTGCATCTTCGCCTTCGCACAATGTCAACCGAGGACTCGACTTGCCCAGACAGTGAGCGCTATCCGTTCCTCAAAGAACTTATAGAACTCGACAAGAAATTACACGCCAACTGGGAGGCGTATGACCATTACGTCATTTCTTCCGACCCCTCGGCTGATGCCGCCACGCCCGTTTCGACGAAATCGAAAGCCAAATCGAAGAAAGCCGCTAAGTCATCGTGAAAAGAACAGCATCAATATCCGACATCCTGAAACCGCTATCAGAGAAACCGTTTCAGGCGTATCTTTCGACAGCTTTACAAGTTGCCGACGTACTGGAGTGGATATTGGCGCAAGTGGGTGTAGCCGAAATCTGGCAAACATCTTTCTCTATCTCCGAAGAGTTCCTTCGCAGACTTTATTTCATCACTCGCGACAAAAAGGTCAGCCGCATTAATCTTGTGCTCGACCACAAGGCGACCAACAAGACGCTCAAACTCTGGAACTTCATCATCCAAGTTATTGAGCGCACTTATCTGGCTGACAACCACTCGAAAATATTGCTGGTTAATGGCGAGAACGGCACCAAGGTTTCCGTTGTTACCTCGCAGAACCTTACCCGAGGCAACCGCGCCGAATCTGCTTTCATCAGCACTGACCCGGCTATTTTCGACAATCTTTTTGCGCAAGTCAACGATTTAATCACCAATCATTCCGTTCCGCTAAATGACTTATTCAGAGACCGTATTACAGCAGATTGAGAAGTTCGCTGCTATATACTTGAAAATTTCCGACATCGCCGTAATACTTGATATTCCGGCTGATGTGCTGCGCTCAGACATTGCTGACCGCACAACCGACGTGTCGAAAGCCTATCGACGGGGCAAAGCCGCATCGAAGGTCAAACTTCACTCTCAGGAGATGATGCTTGCCCAAGTCGGCTCTCCACTCGCCATTGAAAATGCCCATCGCAATCTTCTCGATATGGAAGATGACGAGTAGGGTGGCGGTCAATGAACTATGAATAAACTACAACGCCGTGAGTACACCAAGTGCCATAGAAGTTTGCCGTGCCGACCTCTTCACCAAGGAGGACGAGCTTGCGCAGCGCTATCCGCAAATCATTGTGGAGAAGGTGTTGCGTGTGCGTGAGATGTACAACTGGTTCATCTCTAACCCCGACGCAACCGACCGAGAGTTCGTTGCCGAAGTCATGCAGCGCCATCCCATTTCTCGTGTTACGGCATACAGCGATCTTGCAATCTGCAAAACGCTTCTGCCGACACTTGCCACCGCAAGCCGCGATTTCCACCGCTGGCGTTACAATGAGATGATTCTCGCCACATACAAGATGGCGGAGAAGCGCAAGGACACGAAGACGATGGAACGGGCGGCGTCATCCTATGCCAAGCACAACCGCGTTGACCTGGAGGATGAACAAGCCATGCCATACGACATGATTGTGCCGCAACCGTTCACGGCTACCGACGACCCACGTGTTCTCGGCATCGAGCCTATCCCAAATATACAAGAAAAAATCTCGGCTATGATACAAAAGTATCGCGCCGAGACCATTGATATTGAGGATGTTCAATTCGAGGAAGTTGACCTCGAACTTGATACATTATTTCCAAATATTGAAGCCAATCAGAATGACAATCCCATAGAGAACTAAGAAAATTAAGAAGTATGCTATAATTTGTAGCAGATATGCCAGCCATTTTGATGACACTTTCTTTTCTATGAGCCTATCCACAGGTCTAACTAAAAATCCGACTATCAAACATACAATTATTATGATTATCCACGATTTCATGATGAAAATGATTTAGTTTATTCGCAAAGTTACAACTTTTTCCCATGAGTGACAAACGCATATATTTTAACAAGCCGCAGCGATTGACACAACTCATCGGCGCCAACACCACCGTTATCGTTGCCGGCCGTCGTACAGGTAAGACGGACTCCATCGCCGCGCCTTTCGTGCTCCGCAATATGCAGCGTATGCCGGGCAGCACAGGCGGCATCTGTGTGCCGACTTTCAAACACGGTCTGACAAACACCATCCCGGGCTTGCTCGCTGCTTGGAAACGTTGGGGATTTCTCAACGGTGTACATTACGTGATTGGTCGGAAACCGCTCAAATCGTTCAAGCAACCCATAATCCAACCGAGTGACTATGAACACGTCATATCGTTTTACAACGGCTCTTGCGCCATCATCATCTCGCAAGACCGCCCCGGCTCGTCAAACTCGTTGACTCTCTCGTGGCTGCTCGTTGATGAAGCGAAGTTCATTGACTATCAGAAGCTCAAAGATGAAACGCTACCTGCAAACGGTGGTATAAAATCTTATTTTGGAAAGCACTCGTTCAACCACTCAATAATGATATTGAGCGATATGCCGCAAACGCAGCGTGGCTCTTGGTTCTTGCACTATCGCGACAAGATGGATGCCGAGCTGATAAAAACTATTGAGGGTACGGTCTATGAAATTTGGCGTACCAAGGAACGGATCCGCCAACTCAACAATCGTGGCGAAACCGTTCCGGAATACCTGAAAGGCTACCTCCGTCGCCTCGACACTAACCTCAATAAGATGCGCTCCGTGGCGGTTTACTATAAGGAATATTCCTCAATAGAAAACCTGCAACTGCTTGGTGAAAACTACATCAAGCAGATGAAGCGCGACCTCACGCCATTGACATTCCAAACCTCTATCCTTTGTCAGAGGATCGGAATTGCCAAGGACGGTTTTTATTCGTCTATGCGCGAAGCTCATAAGTACGATGCTTCGAACTTTGACACCCTCGACGCCGAGTTCAAGAAGTTGGCTGACAGCCCTCTTAACTCTTCACCCTCAACTCTTAACTCTACAAGCGACAGCGATGTTGACCCCGACGCTCCAATTTGCATTGGTATGGACTACAATGCAAATATCAACTGGATTGTTGCGGGGCAACCGCGTGAGCGCCGGCTCAACGTTATCAAATCTTTCTATGTGAAATTCGAGCGCAAAATCCCGGCATTGGTTGCCGACTTTTGCGACTACTACCGCGACCATCGCAACAAAACCGTTGTGTTTTATTACGACGCCACCGCTCTCGGCTCAAACTATGCCGTCAACGAGCAAGATTTTCGCTGGGTAGTAATCCACGAATTTGAAAAGCATGGTTGGCAAGTGGAACCGGTCTATCTCGGCAACCCGATGCGCCACGATGAAAAGTACCTTCTCATCAACCAGGGCTTCGCCGGTAAGCAGCGCCTCATGCCGTTCTTCAACCGCTCCAACAATGAAGACCTAATCCTTGCCATCCAGTCGGCAGGAGTCAGCCGCGGGCGCAATGGTTTTCGCAAAGACAAGTCAGGCGAAAAGCTCGCCGAGAGCGAAGAAGCCCTCCTCGAGCACCGAACCGACGGCACCGACGCCTTCGACACCCTCTACATCGGCGCGGAAAAGTTTCCGTATCGAGAAGCTTATAGCATCTCGACTACGGGGATTTTGTAGCTAAGTGAAATGCGAAGCATTCGCGAGTGGGCTTGTAGCGCTTGTCGGCTTTAGCCGGTGCGCGTTCGCAGAACAAGCCCCACCGCAAAAATTCCCCTTCCACGACTCATTCTCGCTCTCCATGAGCGGCGTACTTTGACATGACCACAACATGAAAGCAAGAAGCATAACTTTCTGATATTAAACAAAATCAAGCGCTATCAAATTTAATATTGACTGCGCTTTATGAAAATTTTGACATGAAATGACATGAACTTATCCCCAAGCTGGGATGTAAGCTATATCTCTGCGGTTTGTACCTTCTGGTGTTCCAACCTTGATTAAGCCTCTTTCAATCGTTTCTTTTATAACACCGGAAACCGCTGTGTAATTCTTCTCAGGAACACCCATTCTCTCTCTGAACGATTTGTTTGTAAGCATCTCATTTGAGAGATACTTCAAGCAGGCATGTTGGTAACAAGCTTGTATGCGTTCTTCCTTTGTAGTATCACTCCAAGTTTTATATTCTGACAAAATTTAGTAGTGCGAATATCGGAAACCAGATATTTGATGGCAGGTAGCTGATATTGTTCAATAGATGCAAGTGCTTTATCCATACCACTACCTTTTTCTTCACAAAATCCCATTCTGCGCATTACGTCGGCTAACTCCTCGGTGCGCGATTGGTATTCATCTATAAATCTGTCAGTGCTTATAAGCGGTTGGCCCGGTGAAGAAATCTCAACCCTGTCTGAATAAATTTCAATCATTGGAAACCCAAGCACGGTAAAATCCTGATGGATTATCATATTGGCAGCAATCTCTCTAATCGCGCGTTCGGGGTACATACGTACATCCTTACGCAACGCCCTACCAATTTCTTCGTTAGCCGGGAGTTGACCATTCACCCAATCAAGTAGGTTAATGAAACTTACAGCATATCCCTGCTCAAAAATCTGCTCGCGGATTGTTTCTACTTTATTCTTGCCATTGTAAACAATTACACGAATGGCCTTTCGATGCAAATTGTCGAAGTCTCGCAAATCCTTTGCAAGCAAAAATGCTCCAAGTTCAGTAATGCAATATTGACCTTCTACCTGAGTGACAAATCGTTCCGAGATGAATCTGCTTATAATTCCATCTGTAGTCTGGGGCATCGGCAACCCTAATCTGTCGAAATAAGACTCGACACTCAGCAAACTTATAACCTCAGCCAGGCTATTACACTCCTTAACAATAATTTTATCGAGGGTCTTATTGTTGTTGGCTTTCCACAATTTCCTTTCCTTCTCAGGGTAATTGATGAGCTTCTTTGTCAGTGAGCCAACTCTAACATAAGCTTCATTAAGGAAAGTGACAGGCCTGTTTGTCGCTGCGGGGATCCGATACATTGAGATGTGTTTGCCATCATAGTCGTACTCGTAACACTCAACATCAATTCTTGGATTCAAACGATTGAGCAACCACATCTCAATTTCCTCATTTCCTTTCTTATATGCTTTGGCATGAATGTTGTACCCACAACTTTATGGGTTTCGTTCTCAACGCCAAATACAAGATATCCAAATGGCTCTCCGACAAGAGCGGCGGAGTTGGAAAGCGCAGAAAGTCGTTCACCTATTTCTTCAGGCGAGTGAAAATTATGCTTAAACTCTACCCATTCTGTCTCATGCGGTAGAGCGATAAGTCTCGAAATTATTGCATTCAAGTTCGCTATCATATTGAAAAGTTAAGAAATTTTTGCGAGAATACGCTGAAATTCAAAAATAATCATTAACTTTGCGGTCGCAGACCGCATCGCAGAAGCCCGGTCATGGGCTTAGCGGGAGGTCAGCAGACATAATGAAAAGCGTTTACTCGACGCTCTTTCT